TGAAAAAGAATTACTGGATTTAATAAGAAATTCCATTCCTTCAGATACGAAGGGAAGGGAAGAAGCGTATTACCAACTTAATGCAATAAGAGAAGTCCAACTAAAAATCCAGAGTTGTATAGACGATGGAAAAGTTGCTGACCGATTTATGCAGGGAATACGAAAATAATTAAATTATTATGAGGTTTTATAATGTCCAATACTCCTGACTTATTTCAAGGAACTGGAAATGAAACTGGATTGCTTTCTCAAAGTGATGCAGTAGAAGTTCTTCTAAATGAAAATACGCCTATTGAGGATAACGTAAGTAAAGAAGAAGAAGGTGCTGAAGAAGCACAGGCAGAAATAACTGAAGAAGAAACTGAAGCAACTGAAGAAATTGAAGAAGCGACAGAAGAAACTGAGGAAGTAGAAGCCGAATCAGGTGAAGAAGCCGAAGTTGAACAGGAAGAGCAAGAAGAAAGCGAATCTGAGTTTGTCCTAGAGTTGGATGGAGCAAAGATGAACGCGGAACAGATTGCTAAAGAATGGGAAAATAGAGGATTACGGCAGTCTGATTACACGCGAAAAACACAGGAAATTGCAGAACAGAAAAGAGCATTTGAAGCAGAACAAGGTCAAACTCTTGAACTTCAGCAAAAACTTTCTGAATCGTTAAAAGAAGCGGAACAAGTCCTAACGCAAGCTAGGCAAGAGCCAAACTGGAGTGAATTATCACAACAGTTAGACCCTAAAAGATTTAATCTGGTTAAGACGAAATGGGAAGAAGGTCAAAAGCAATTAGCGCATATTCAAGAGCAAAGAAAAGCCGTAGCTGAAAAGGAACAATACGATATGTTACTTGCCAGACAACAGCACTTGCAAAATGAAAATGCAAAGCTAATGGATTACTTTCCAACATGGCAAGATCCTGTAGTTAAGAATCAAGCCGTTTTAGGTCTTAAAAATTATATGCTTAAACAGGGTTTAACAGAAAAGGCAATCCAAAATCTTAATGATAATGGGTCTGCTGATGCCATAAGGTTCTTGATGAAGGCAAAAGCCTATGATGATCTTCAAGATAATATGAAGAAAGTTAAGGTGGAAAAGCAAAAGAAAAAGCCTTTACCTACAAAAGCAAAAAGCGGAACTCCGACTACTAAAAATGATTACGCAAACAAAGCTAAAGATAATGCTTTAGCAAAACTTACTAAATCTGGAAAGATTGACGATGCAGTTAATCTTTTATTAAATCAATAGCTATTAAAAGGAGATATTATAATGGCAACTTACAAAACTGCAAATGCAGTCGGAGAAAAAGAGAGCTTGAGTTCAATAATTTCAAAAATTGACCCAAGTGAAACACCACTTTTTTCAAATGCAAAAAAGGAAGTCGTAAAAGGCGTATTCCATGAATGGCAAGTTCAAGAATTAGCAAGTGCTAGTGCAACGAACTACCAAAATGAAGGAGCTGATTACAGTTATGTTAACCCAACTGCAACAACCAGACTTGGCAACTACTGCCAGATTTCTGCTAATGCAGGGTCAATTTCTGGCACGTTGGACACCGTTGACAAAGCAGGTAGAGATAAAGAAACTGCGTTATTTTTCAATAACTTAGCAAGCAAAGTTAATACTTTACACTAGCGCAGTATAAATGGTGTGAATTCAGGGGAAGCCCTACCAAGTGATGTTGGGGGTAATCCTGAGCGAAGCCTTGAAAGAGGAACGTGCAACGACTATCCGAAAGGAGTACACTAGAAGCCTAGTGGAAGCGCACCAATCCGCAAATAGCGGATGTGATATAGTCTAATCTCAAAGAATTTAACTTTGAGCAGATCGTAAGATCGGTTTTAGTTTAGCGAACTAAGGCGAATACAAATGATGTGAAAGTACTTAAAGGACTTGAACAGCGTAGAGATATAAATAAGTATCTTTACTCAAACACTGCAAGGTCAGCTTCAGATCCTAGAAAGACAGCAAGTTTAATCACTTGGATTACTAACGCTGATTTTTCAACCGCAGGAACAACTTCAGCGGTTGCTACTGGTGATGGTTCTGATACAGCTACTTTATCTGGTAATGATAGAGCGTTAACTTTAGCACTTATTGACAATGCTATGAAGTCAGCATTTGATGATGGTGGCAAGCCAGATATGCTTTGCCTAAGTCCAAGTAATAAAGTTGCTTTTAGTGATCTTTCTTCTGGCTCAGTCGTATCCAATGAATTGCATATGACTTCAGCTAAAGAAATGTCTATTATTGGCTCAGCTTCAATTTATCTGACAGATTTTGGCGAACTTTCGGCTGTCGTAGATAGATCAGCTAACAACTCTGAAATTTTCTTAGTTGATTCTGATTATTACTCAATCGGACATTTACCAAACAGAATGATGCAAACTGTAGACATTGCTCCAACAGGCGATGCTACAAAATTCGCTATTCTTTCTGAGTGGTGTTTGATCATAAAAGCTCCAAAAAGTCACGGAGCAATTTTTGATCTATCTACATCGTAGATACTAAAAATAAGGGGGCGGTTTATCCGCCCTCTTTTATGGGGGGTATTTTTAACAGGGGTGTCATTTTTATCCCCCACCAACTAGATTTAAGGATTTTATAATGGGTAAAAAGTTATTATCTTCAGATCCACTTACAGGCAAAAAAAACATACTTAACTGATGATGCGGATGGTTTAGGCATTCAAACAGAAGTTAATATAGATCCTGTATTAAGTGGCGCAAAAAGAGAAGAAGCTGAATGGAAGCCAAATCAATTAATAGGAAATACTCAAAAGCATAAGCAAAAAATTGCTGAGATACCTATGCCATTATATTTTGAATTATTGCAAAAATTTGGAAATCCTAAAGACAATCCAAGAGATTGGAAAAAATGGCTTCAAGATCCTGACAATAAATATTTTAGAACAAGTGGCGGAAGATTGGTATGAGTATAAACACATATTCAGAACTTAAAACGGCTGTTGCTAATTTTTTGGCAAGAGATGACTTAACAACCAGAATACCAGAGTTTATTGAGTTGGCAGAAGCGCGTATAAACCGCGAACTAGAAACAAGGGAGCAGGAAAAGCGTGCTACAGCATCACTAACGTCAGGCAATGAGTATGTATCACTTCCTAGCGATTTAAGGCAGATTAGAAGCGTAAAATTAAATCAAACGCCTATTGTGACGCTAACATATTTATCACCTGATATGCTTGATCAAGAATTTTCTTCTAATGCTTCTGGAACGCCTGCTTCATACTCTATTGTTGGGCAGGAAATTAAGATAAGACCGAAGCCAGATTCCGCAATGACAGCGGAGATTATTTATATTGGCAATGTCGATGCTTTGAGCGATGCAAACACTTCAACAACATTGTTAATCAGAAGTCCTGATATCTATTTATATGGTGCTTTAAATAGTGCCTATGATTATTTATTGGATACGGCTAACGCTCAACTTTACAACACAAAATTTAATACTGCGTTAGAAAGTGTGCGCTACGATGAACAGCGTTCAACTTATTCTCAGGGGCGTTTGCAAATGCGTTCTTCATATCAAAGACAAATTACATTGAGGTAAAAAATGGCAAAATCAAATTATTTAGAATTAAAAGTGCTTGATCATTTTTTAGGTACTTCATCAACAAGTGCGCCATCTAATGTTTATGTTGGATTATTTACAAGTGATCCGACTGATGCAGGATCTGGCACAGAAGTATCTGGGAGTGGTTACACAAGAAAGGTAGCAACATTTAGTTCTGCATCTAGTGGCAGTACAAGCAATTCAAGCGCAATCGAATTTACAGCTTCTGGTGGTGCTTTTGGTACTTGTACACACTTTGGAATTTTTGATGCAGTTTCAAGTGGAAATTTACTTTATCATGGCGCATTAACAGCGAGCAAGACGATAGCAGACACAGACACATTAAAAATTAGCGCAACAGGTTTAACAGTTACAGAATCATAATTTTATGGCTTTAATAATAAAAGATAGAGTTCGAGAAACTACAAGTACAAGTGGAACTGCTACCTATCAATTAGGTGGCGCAACAACTGGCTTTGAGGGTTTTTTAGAAATTGGCACTGGCAATACCACTTATTATTGCTGTACTGATGGAACAAGTTTTGAGATTGGCATAGGCACTTTTACTGATGCATCTCCTGACACTTTGGCAAGAACTACAATATTGCAAGCTAAAGATGTAGCAAATTCGACAACTGACCAAGCTGTAAATTGGGCGGATACAAGTGCTAAAGATATTTTCTGCACACTTCCATCTGATAAATTAATTTTTAAAGATGAAAATAATGATGCCGTTATTAAATCACCTGATGGTGCAATATTAACATTACAAACTTCTGACACTACTGTTTTAGATGGT